CTTACTCTGGTTTTTTTCGTTAATATATTCTTCAATAGCTTTTAAAATGTGTTCCATCACGAATACCTATTTTCCAATCATTTAAATTGAGATTATCATATCTTTCATTAATTTTTATCATACAAATAATGATACATTATCTCTTCGATGTATATGTGTGTTTTAAGTAAATTAGATTTTGCCAATCTTTCCCAAAAATTTGAATCTTCGCCACGGTTGATATCTGGAAATCCTATTTGTTTTGCTATATCTGTTTTTATTAAATTTAAGTGATTTAATGGTCTGTGCTGAGTGCCTTTACTGTCTTTAAAACTATCTAAATTTCCTGCAGAATGACAGAATAATAAAGCTGGTTTATGTTTACGATAAAGCATTCCACAAAAACCAATACCGTCATAATTAGTATTTTCGATTATTCTCAATAATTTTTTAATATACGATTCACTTACAAGATCATCATCGTCAATAAAAGAAATATATTTACCAATAGAAGAGTCTAAACATTCTTGTCTCTTTTTTCCTATAGTTTTAACTTTATCATCAATATTAACTATTATCTGCAAACGATGTTCGTAATAACAAGGAATATATTCTTTTAGTGTCATACACAATCTTTTTAGCTTCTCTTCTCTTTCTGGAATAGACAATATACATATAGACCAAAGAATATCTTTTTTTGCTTTTAATGTATCAATGTGATTTTGTATCTCTACTTGTATTCTTTCAAAAAAACAAGAAGCATATTTTTGTGCCCTAATATAATTTTCCTCTATGAATGGTTTCATACTTTCATATGATTGTTCATCAATCGAATTTACACTATTGATTAATTCCTGATAACTATTAACTATTATCATCCCACGAATATCAAAAAACTCTGATATATTAGGACAACCAAAATAAATTGGAATAGTTTTAGTAACCAAACAGTCTATAAGTTTTTCAGTAAAGTATGAATTTTCTCTAGAACTTTCTATTACTATACTAAATTGAGTTCTAAACAGATTTATCTTATCATCATTTGGCAATAATCCATCATGCAATGTATTCGAAAAAATATTATTATTGGTTGGTGATCTTGTACTAGAATAAAATAAACTTGGAATTTTAATGTTTTGACGAGTGTTCCAGATATGCTGTCTTAAATTATAACCTTCTTTGCCCAAATATGATGTTGATATAAAGGAAACACCAAACACTTTATTCTTTACACTTTCGTATATTTTTTCATTAAAAACACCAAGCGAATCTAAATTAACTTTATCCTTATTCAACCATGTTGTTCCATATGGAAAAAAAACAGAATTAGAAACAGAATCTAATATTTCCTTTTCGCTGGTGAGAATTAAATCATACTTGTGTGAATTTCTAATTATATTTTCATTTGTTTCTCTGTTAACGGAACTACTGGGTTCATTTGAGCAAATGAAAACTTTAAATCTGGTTGGATCCTTGAATCGAATATTCACATCAGAAACCTGGTGTCTATAGAGCACATCTCCAAATCTAGTAAAGTGTATTTCGCATGGAGTATCTAGCGTTATTGCTTTAGAAGAAAAGTATGAACCATTAACAATAATAGAATCAGTCATATTATGCCTTTAATAAATTAAACTTAATATCCTTTTCCGGCAATCCCATTTCCCTAAGACTATTTTCCTTAGAAGGTGTGTCAGAAACACCAATCGTAATTGCTGGTTTTAAATTTTCTGGAAGTTTAAATTCTTCATCTGGCCAGATTGCGTAATTTTTAGGCAAAACCCCTATTCTTAGTTTCGAAAAGAAAAAAGGTAGAACCTTATAAAGTAAAATTTCATGATCAAAAACTTTAGTTCCTGTTTTCAAATTTAGTTCACATTGTTGAACCCAAAAATCTAAGAATTCATGCGCCACTGCTGTATTATTTACATAAATCGGAGATGCCTTTGGCATCAAAACATTAAAATCCTTTTCGTGATGTGTCATATTGTATGCAAAAATTACATCACATACCTTTTCTTTATCATCAAAAACTTTCAATTCTTGATGTACAATCGAATCGACATCCAACCACACTAATGGTTTTTCCTTTTCCAAAAGCATCTCTCTAATGTATTTTGGTTTTCTTAGACAATTCAATCTATAATCATTATGACTTTCTAGATGTCGTATGTCATGCGGAATGTTTAAGGATTTGCAGTTTTCTGATAATCGTTTTGCGTGATCACTATAATATGTGTGATTATCGACATCAGAATAAAATGAAATAATTTCAGTTTTCATAAATTTTCCATTATTACCTTGTAGAGCATATCATCGGAATTTGCAAGTTTTGATACTCGTTCCATATTATCTTTAACGGCCTCAATTTTACTTTGATATAGTTCTTCTGTCAAGATTGAATAATCCATTTCTGGTGTCAGAGTTATAATCCCATCAGGATTGAAATGTTCTCCTATATCCGGAGAACCCCAATATACTGGTATTGTTCCCGATGCAAAACAATCTGTTATTTTTTCAGTGTAATATGTCTCATAAGAATCGTTTTCTATTGCAAGAGAAAATCTATATGGAACTATTGCCTCGGATTTATCCGGCCAAGGAGTGGTGCTGCTAAAACCAAAACGGGAAGATCCGCCTGCGCCACCAAATATATCAAGTTGATCTTTTTTATTTTGAGCAATTATATGTCGTATCATGTGCCCAAAAGTAAGATTCTTTGGTGACGCAATTAATGATGTATTTTTTGTTTTTTCTGGAATCTTATTTAAAACTGGAAGCCATGGAAGATTGCTACCAGCTAAAGAAAACTTAAAATTATCGTAATTGCATATTTTCTTTTCTGAAACGATCACTAAATCAAATTTTTCCGAAAGTTCTTGTAACTGACTCATCCATACTTCTCTTGGATAAGAGAGATGAAATATAGCCCTAGATTCGCATACCCATGCTATTTTCTTTTCACCTTGTTTCTTTGGTTCTTGTAACCCCAAAGCAATGCCACGATCAATATAAACCTTTATGGGTCTATCTTGATTCGTCCATCTAAAAAGTTCTGGTAGTTTATTGGAACAAGAAGAAAAATCAACCGGAAACGGAGCACCTATCGCTTGTATCATATCCATAAAAATCACCTTCCTATATGGTATTTAGGTACGAGTTCCCAGTCCCCCTTATCCTTATGTGAAAGAATTTTTAAACGAGCAAGACTTAATTGTTTTTCATATTCACTCGGATCCACTGCTTCAACTAATCCCCAATCAACCAGAAGTTTAACAATTGTGTTTCTTCTCATTTCGTCTTCTTCGCTTATGTCACTTTCTAAACCATCCATCAAAAACATTTCTTTAAAATGCATAATGGCATATCTACCCCGTTTGTGTAGAATGTGGCAAGACTGATATAATTTCTTTTCATGCTTGGAAGAGACGCCTAGGCGAGTAAGAGTTTCCTTGACCTTAAGGAAGTCTTCTTTATTTTTGAGTTTAATCTCAACACCCAAACCGTCAAAAATATCATCATCATTTTCCATAATATCTCCGTAATTTACGGCAATATTTATAAAAAACTCGATTTACAATAAAAAAACCCCGCTTTCGCGGGGTTCCTTTTAAAAATTAGTTTGAATCAGACTTCGCTTGGAGTCTTATTACAGACTTCGGTTCGGGCGCTACACTTGTTCTTAAGGCAGTGTAGTGATTCGTCAATGCGATCAACCCGACGTTCAATCTCAACAATGTAATCGCTCTGATAACGCTCTTCCATGCGAGAATTTAGTCTGAAGTTATCATATGCAAGAAAAATAAACGAAAGACCGGCAAAAGAAGCAACCACATTAAATTCTGAGCATGAGAAATGAAGAACTACTGCGGCAAAAAGCGAAACAAAAGCAAGAAAACGATAGCTAAAATAATTAGACATTTTTAAATCTCTCCTATAAAGACGCAAATCAACTGGAAGTAGAGTTATTGGAGTTTTTTTCATTATAATCACCATTCATCACTTTAAGTAATAGATTTGCAATTTGATCAAGTTTTTTATTTTCAAGGATGAGGTTGACCTTGATCTTATCAACTTCCCCCTTCAACGATTGTATAAGTTGTATTTGTTCTTGGTTTAAATTTATCAAAGTAACAGAACACTCCATTTTATATCATAAGTAGCACCAGTACCGATTGCATATGCGTCTGTCGTTTCTTGTATATTTACCGTTATTGAATTTACTCTAAAGGGTAAATAATGCAATCCCTCCCTATAAATTGATGTTAGAGTGCCGGCGGCAGCACCCAAAGGTTCTGTATATTGATCCATTTCAAGATTTGTTATTATGGCCTGATAATCCAATTCAACTTGATGTAAGTCATTTTGTTCAAAAACAGAAATCAAACAAGAGGAATGTTTGAATGAACTTAAATCTATAGTAAATGATTCATTTGATCCAGTATTATTGGAAGCTTTACCATTCCAAGGTAAAACACCATTATAGGTTCCACAAGTAGATCCTAGAGGATAAAGATTATTATCCTCATAACTCCAATACAGTGGAACATTATTATCCTTTAGAACATTAAACATTTTATCTCAAAAACATCACATTTATTTGATGACTGGTGCTAACAATACTATGTAGTCTTGTCGGAAAAAACAAAGCTCCACTATTTGCAATAAGTTTTATACTAAAATCATCAGTTCCATTACCATCAGGTTTCATAAATTTAACAACAATAGTAGCAGTCGATGCGCTAGTGTTTGAAAGTATAAAAGATTTATGTTTTGGAATAGAAGTAACTGCAACCGGCGATGAGCCACTTATTCCTGAGATTGGATTAAAATTCATGTATTTTCCTTTCTATTATTTATGCCCACCAGTATTTAGGTGAGATTTAATTATAGCAATCTGTTCATCAGAAAGCAAGGGCAGAATTTGTTTCGCCTTCTGAATCGAATAACCGTAATACTGCTTTATTGCATCAATATCTGGGTTTTCTTCCTGTTTCGTCCATTTACTGAATCGACTTCTCCTTGAGAGTTTTTCGCGCAAATAATCATATTGCATCTTCTTGTCCAAATGTGGCATCAGATTCATTTGATTTGCGTAGAAAACTGTGTCTGGAAAATAAGATAGGCATCTATTTGTCACAAATGGTAGGTAATCCTTTTCGGCAAGAGGATCTTGTTTGATGAGATCCTTCTTGTTGTAGTTAATAGAACTTAGAAAATCACCCAAAGACGGCATTATTTGAACTCACATCTCATCATTAGTTCGGTCATACATGCTACGAGATTGATTTCCTGATCCGCAGCGAAGGAAGACTTGTATTGGTACTCAGCAAGCACCAGAACCGCTTCAGGGATGCTAGGAGGACTCAGGAAGTCATACAGACTGTCGTACACCTTACGGAAGATCTCTGTCTGGGAATTGTCTAGATTCATTACAACCCACTTACGAACCGCTCCAAAGTCCTTGGAACGCATCGCAGCGATAAGAGTCTTCATATCCAGTTCTACAAAATTGGATAGAATACCCTCATCAATCACACCAGAGACAGAATACCTCTGAAGTTCATTAATAATCCTACGGAAGTCGGGAAAATGCTTCGCAATTAGCTGTGCCAAAACGGAAGAATCACTAACCTTGATCTTTTCCTTCTCCAGAATCATATTGATTCTTCCGAGCATCTTTAGAGCAAGTGCAGGTTTTTCCTTCTGTGGAATCTTAAACTCAATGCAAGTACACCGAGAATGAATTGGTTCGATAATTCTGCTCTTGTAATTACAAGTAAGAATAAATCGGCAATTATTGGAGAACTCTTCAATCGCACCTCGTAGAGCGGGTTGAATGCTCTGTGCGTTTGAATAGTCAAACTCATCCAAAATAACTGTCTTCTTGGATTCCGAAAGGGATACGGTACTGGCAAACTGGCGAATGTCAGTTCGCAGAGTATCAATATTTCCATTTTCTGAACAATTGATAATCATAGAATCAACACCGATATCTCTACAGAGTGCCTGAGCAACTGTAGTCTTACCGATACCAGCAGTACCCGATAGAAGAAGGTTTTGTGGTTCCCCACGCTTCACCATATCAAGGAAAGTCTTCTTCAACTCCCCCGGAAGGATACAATCTTCAATTGTCTGTGGGCGGTACTTCTCCACCCACAGAAACTCATTCTCTTTGTTTTGCATATATCACTCAGTATATGTCGAACCAGTTTCCATTGCAAACCAATACTTAAGATCTGTATTGACATTCACAAATTCAGCAACAGTATTCTTTGCGAAATTAATATCGTAATCACCGGCAAGCAACTTAATGTTCTGAATTTGGAAATTGAACTTGAAATCTGCATCACCATCATAATCACCAACACCAACCTCATAACTGTTGGCAGTTGGATCCTTTAGATCAGTAACTCGCGCAACAATAGAACCTTCCTTGTTGACAAAAGAAAGATCGGGAAGTTGCATAACTGCCGAGGCCTTCTGAATTTGTGTAAAGTCAGATCCAGAAAGAGTGGCACTAACCACAGTCTGTGGCATGTTCACATTCTTGGTTGGGGTAGTAAGTAGCTTTGGTTCAGAGTAAAAATACTTTACCTTCTGTGAACCTCCACCGGAGATAAGAACATACTTCTCCATAAATTCAAAATTTGCATTGTTGAAAAGACTAATCACTCCAAGGAACTTGTTAAGATCCCAGATACCAAATTCGGTATCGAATGTCTCTGCGACCTTTGCTTCTGCCATTCCATTCTTTGAGGGGGTAATTGTCTTGATAACATTACCTGGCTTCACAAGAATGTTTGAATTCAAACTTGCGAAGTTCTTGAGAACGGAAAGGGTTTCCTTTGAAAAATTAATCTTTGTTGTTGTAGTTGTCATATTATTCCTCGAAATCGTCATCGAAGTCATCATCATACTCTCCCGAATTTATGTTGTCAACATATTCCTGTAAATCCTTCTTTACATTTCTCTTGCGGGAAGTATTTTCCTTATCAATC